ACAGGCGAGGGCGGCGGGCCGGTGAAGCACGAGCATACCGTCAAATACGCTGATTTAGACAGCGACACCTTGCGTAAGGCGCAGGCGGCGGCAATGGAATTGCGCGCGCTGCTCACAAACGGAGCATCGGATGCGTCTGCCGACGCTGAGTGAGTTGAATGCCAATATCGAGGGGACGCGGGCGGAGCTTGCCCGCCGTCACCTGCTCGACTTCACCACCTACACCTACCCAGGCTATGAGGTCAACTGGCATCACCGGCTGATATGCGAACACCTGGACAGGTTCGCGACGGAACGGAATCAGCGGCTGATGGTGTTTGTCCAACCACGTGCCGGTAAGAGCGAACTGATTTCGCGCCGCCTGCCCGCCTACATCCTGGGCCGCGACCCGGACGCGCCCATCATTGCCACATCATACAGCGCCAGTCTCGCCAGTGCCATGAACCGCGATGTGCAGCGCATCATGGACAGCGACGAATATCACCGGCTGTTTCCTGACACGAAGCTATGGAGCAAGAACGTGCGTTCGGATGCGCAAGGGTCCTGGCTGCGCAACTCGGATATGTTTGAGGTGGTAGGGCGGCGCGGCTACTACCTGAGCGCTGGTGTCGGGGGCGGCATCACGGGGCGTGGCGGGCGCTACATTTTGATTGATGATCCGTCCAAAAATCGCAAAGAGGCCAACAGCCCCACTTATCAGAAAGCAATTTACGAATGGTACACCTCGACGCTCTACACACGCCTTGCACCTGGGGGGAACATCGCGATTGTGCTGACTAGATGGAACGAGGCGGATTTAGCTGGCCGCCTCCTGGCCGCCGCCGCCGCTGACCCCAACGCTGACCAGTGGACGGTCATCACCCTGCCCGCCGTGGCCGAAGAACCTGTGGCGCGCTATGACCCGCGCGCCGTGGGTGAGGTGCTTTGGCCCAAGCGCTGGGACGCCGCCGAGATGCGGCGCAAGCGGGCGGTCGTGGGCGAACGCGACTGGGCCTCCCTCTACCAGCAGCGGCCCGCGCCCGATGAGGGTGAAATCTTCAAGCGCCATCACTGGCGCTACTGGCAGCCGCGCGGGGCCAAACTGCCGCCGGTGGCCGTGACGCTGGCCGACAGCAGCGTCGTCGAAGTGCCCGCCGTCGAATTGCCCCTACGCTTCGAGGAAGCCGTCCAGACCTGGGACCTCAATTTCAAGGACACGGCAACGTCCGACTTCGTGGCGGGCATGGTCATGGGGCGGCTGGGCGCAAACAAGTTCGTGCTCGATTACGCGCGCGAGCGGCTGGGCATCACGGCGACGATGGACGCCATCCGGCACTGGACGGGCAAATGGCCGCAAGCCGTCGCCAAGCTGATTGAGGATAAAGCCAATGGGCCGGCGGTCATCCAGATGTTGCGCAACGAAGTGCCCGGCCTCATTCCCGTTGAGCCGCAGGGTGGCAAGGTGTCGCGCGCCTACGCGGCGCAGCCGGAAGTCGAGAGCGGCAACGTCTACCTGCCGCACCCGCACTTTGCAGCGTGGACGAATGAGTTCATCAACAACGCCGCCGCCTTCCCGAACGCCGCGCACGATGACGATGTGGACGCGTTCACGCAGGCCATCATCCGCTGGCAGGCGAGCGGCGGCGTGGTCGCAGCGGAGCCGGTTGTGAGCAGCAGCGCGAGTGTACAGGAGATGTTTGGGTAATGGCTACAATCTTTGACCGTATCACCGCCCTGTGGCAGCGGCGCAGCGAACCGGAGCGGGCGGTCATCACCGTCGCACCGCCTGTGGCCCCGCCGTCCCAACCGGCCAACGTCACCTTCACGGCGCAGCGCGACCGGCGCAGCGCGGTGGGCGACTGCCGCGACATGGTGCGCGACGACCCCCGCGCCAAGCAGGCGCTTTCGACCCTGGCCCGCGACGCCACATCGGGCGGCTTTGACCTGCAAATCACCGGCCCCAGGGCCGCGCAGGCGCAAGCCGCCGCCGATGCGCTGTTCGCCCGCGTCGGCCTGTTCTCCCGCCTGGATGACTGGGCGCGGTTGACCTTCCGCGACGGTGATACGTTCCTGGAACTGGGCGTAGCGGGCAACGGCGAAATTGTGCAGATCACCCGCAAGCCCAGCCTTGAGATGTTCCGTTACTCGGACGACTTCGACCGCTTCTACGACCCCGCGCAAGCGTTCTACTGGACGGCGCATCCGACCTACACCGACCGGCCCCCAGGCGATGCGCTGTTATTCCCAGAGTGGCAGATGATTCATGCCCGCTGGGACCGCGACGAGGGCAACCGCTACGGCACGCCCATGCTGGCGTCCGCCCGCAAGGCGTACAAGAGGATGACGCAGGGCGAGTTGGACATTGCCGTGCGGCGCAAGACGCGGGCGGGGATGCGCTACGCTCATTACCTCAAAGGCGCAAGCCAAGCGCAGGTTGAGGCGTACAAGGCGGCGAACAAGCCGGCGCTGGATGACCCCTACGCCGCCGTCGCCGACTTCTTTTTCAATGACGACGGCAAGCTCGAAGCCGTCCAGGGTGACGCGCGCCTCTCCGACATTGACGATGTGCTGCATCACGTGGATACGTTCGGCGTGGCGTCGCCTGTGCCGCTTGAACTGATCGGCTACGGGCGCAACCTCAACCGTGACGTGTTGGAGGAAAAGAAAAAGCAGTACGACGAAGCCCTGACCAGCGTGCGCGGCTGGCTGGCGGCGGAATTCATCTTGCCGCTGCTCGAACGGCAATGGCTGCTGCTGGGCATCTGGCCGGATGACCTGAGCACGGATGTGCAGTGGAAGTCGAAGAAGGAGGCGACGCCGGTCGAGATGAAGGACCTGGCGGCGTTTGCGGCTTCGGTCAAGGCGGCGGGGCTGCTGACGCCTGCTACGCTGCTGCGCATCCTGGCGACCAAGCTGCCCGACTTCGACGTAGACGCCGAGCTTGCGGCGCTCCAGGCGGAAGCCGATGCGCAGGCGCAGCAGCAGGCAGCGGACCGGCTGGAACTGCAACGCATTGCGGCGAACGCGGCGGCGGCTGGGGAGGATGGGCCGGACCAGGGCAATGAGGATATGCCGGTCATGGCGGGCAAGGGGCAAGGGGGCGCGTAATGGGGCATCTGATTCCGCAGCCGCCGACTTTCAGCGGCAGCATCACTATCGAAATCGGCGAAGTGCAGGCGGCGCAAATACGCGAGTACATTCGCCGGCTGCCCTGGCTCTGTCCATACTGCCGCACCGGGCAGCAGGCAGATCGCACTGATTGCCGGAACTGTGGTGCGCCCAAGTCGGCCTTGGAGGATGACGACTAGCCCATGACCACCGTCACCCTGCGCAACTGCGACCGGCTGCAACACGTGGCCGTGTCGCGCCTGCAACTCTACGTCACGGGCCGCGTCCATGCCATCCTCTACCCGTTTCAATCCTGGTTGGTGCGCGAGGTGCAAGACGCCGCCGACAGCGAGGGCCGCGCCGACGCCGGCCAACTGGCGCTGGTGCTCAACGCCGCCGAGTCGCGCTGGCGCACGGCGGTTGCGCAGTACACGGCGCTGCTGACCAGGGCACGGCAGGCGGCGGGGTCGATTGCCTTCACCCCCTGGCGCTTGCGGCACAATTCCTATTTCCCGCAGACGGTGGAACGGGTGCAGGAGGCGGTGACGCCCAGCGCCGAGGACGTGCGGCGGCTGGTGCAGATGTGGCAGCGCCGCCGCGACTATGCCTTGCAGGTTGCACAGTCGCGCATCTACGGCGACGGCCTGAACCTGTCGGGGCGCATCTGGCGGCTGGAAAGCGGCGGGATGCAGGCCATCCGCAACACCGTGGCCGGTGCAATGGCCGAGCGCACCAGCGCCTGGGACCTGGCGCGGCGGCTGGAAGGGCAACTGAACGCCGGTCAGGAGTGGCCGCAGTGGTCCGAGACGCGGCTGCGCGGGCTGGATGCGCGGGGGCGGGCGGCGAGCGCGGAGGGGCTTTGGCGCAATCCGGCAGAGCGGGCGGCGGCGAACGCCGATGCGACGGCGCAGGGGCTATCGCCGCAGGCGGGGGTCAGCTACAACGCCTTGCGGCTGGCGCGCAATGAGATTCAGGCGGCCAACCATGCCGTGACGAGTGACATTGCGCTCAACTTTCCAGGGATCGTGGGGCGCAAGGTCGTGCTGTCGCCGGCGCATCCCAAGAGCGACGTATGCGATGAAGCGGCGGCAGGCGGGCCGTATGACAAGAGCTACAATGCGCTTCCACTTCATCCCCAGTGCCTTTGCCGCTACGAAGAAGTCCTCATGCCCCGCGCCGAGTTCACCAAACAGGCGGCGGCGTGGGCGCGGGGAGAGGGCGACTTCCTGGACGGCTACGCCTCCTGGTTGGGTTTGCGGTCGCTCCATCCACTGCCGGATACGGTGGACGCGGCGGGGGCGCTGGAACTGCTGACCATGATGAAGACGTGGCTGGACGGCGACGTAGACGCAATGGCGACGGTGATCGGGTTCTGAGAAGGGCGGTGACGGTGAGCGGCACAGACATGATGCAGTTGCAGGCGCAGCCGGAGCGGTGGGTCAACCTGACCGGCTCGGACGGCAAAGTCAAGGCGCGGTTGAATATGGACACGGGCGAACTGGTGATTCGGGATCGGGGCGTCTTCCACAAGTGGCCGCTGCGCTCGCTGCTGGGCTGCACCGCGCTACAGGAAACGGATACAGGCTTGAATCTGGATTAAACCTGTGCTAGACTGTGCATAACTTCACATTTACGTAGCGCCACGAGCGCCACACCTGGGACTTACGCCAGGCTGTGGCGCTTTTTTGTTGCCCCAACGTGGCGAGGCTCCAAGATGGAACTGACAGAACAGCAATATGTAGCGGCCCTGCGGCGCTGGTTCGGGCTGGCTGAGGCGACGCGCGTAGACGCCAGCTATGAGGCGCTGACGGAAGAACTGCGGGCCGCGCTTAACGGCTGGGCGTCACGGCCCGCCGAACGGCTCAACATCTCCTTTACCTTCCCCGACCGTGTGATCGCCTTTGCCTGGATCGGTTCGTCCGAACAGTACCGCGCCTGGGAAATCCCCTGGACGCGCGGCGACGGCGGCGTCCAGTTTGGGCAGCCGGTCGAGGTGCGCGGGGTGCAGATTTTTGAACCCGTCACCGAATCGGCCATCCAGGGCAAGACCAAGGGCCAGCGGCTCACAGAGACAATCGAGCAGACGCTCACCGTCACCGAAGCCAAGGCGGACGGCGGGCTGCGCAAAGTGAAGGCGGTGGGCATTACCGCCGATGTAGTGAACGCCAATGGTCGGCGCTACCCGCGCAAGGTCCTGGCGGAAGCGGTGGCACGGCTCAACGGCCACCTGCATGAGAGCAACGGGCAAGGGCAATTCATCGCGACGGGCGAAGCGGAACATCCGAGCGACAAGGGCCAGCGCGCCAGCATCCTCGAAACCGTAGTCAAGTGGCAGGCGGCATCCCTGGACGCACCTGGACGGGTGCTTCTGGAAGGCGTCATCCTGCCCACGGCCAAGGGGCGCGACGTGCAGGTGCTTGTCGAGGCCGGCGTTCCTATCGGCGTTTCGATGCGCGGCTATGGGTCATCCCGCACGGTCCAGGAGAACGGGGACAGCGTGCAGGAGGTGACGGAGTTGACGATCAAGGGCTTTGACCTCGTGGCGCAGCCGAGCGACCCCAACGGGGCGATTACGGAGGCGGCGCAGGTGGAAGCGGACAGACTACAGGAGGCACAACAGGTGAACGAGGAAGAACGCAAGGCGCTTGAGGAGGCTCAGCGCAAGGCGCAACAGGAGTTGGAGGAAACGCGCAAGGCCCTGGCCGACCAGGCCAAGGCGCTTGAGGAAGCGCAGAAGGCGCAGACTGAGCTTGCTGAACGCAAGGCGCGCGAGGCGGTCGAGGCGGCCATCACTGAGGGGACCAAGGACCTCAAGTACGGCGACGCCTTGAACAAGGCGTTCGTCGAGGCGGTCAAGGCTGCGAAGCCTGCGACACCCGAAGCGGTCAAGGCGCTGGTGGAAACCAAGCGTGTCGAGTACGACGCCATTGCCGCCGCCGCCAAGCTGGGCGGCATGGGCAAGGGCGGGATCGAAGTGAAGGGGCCGGTGTTCGAGTCGGAAACTGGGCAGCCGGAATACACCCGCGCCGCCTACGAACTCAACGAGTCGCTGGTCAAGGGCGGCGACGGTCGGCGCTTGAAGGACAACCACCTCGACGAGACGCCCGCCGGCCTCTACGCCCGCCGCGTGCTGGAACGCTTCGACAAGCTGTACCAGCACAAGTTGGTTGGGGAGGCCCGCCAGTTTGAGGAGGCCGAAACCACCTCTGACCTGGCGCTGCCCTACAGCGTGTCGCGCACCATCATCGAGCAGGCGTACCCGCAGTTGGTTGCGGCCAACATCTTCGACTTCGGCCCGACGGACAGCAATCCGGCCAGGATTCAGTACGAGACGTACACGGGCGACACCGGCAGCTACGCCACGATCACGGACGAATCGAAGGTCGCGTCTACTGCGGACTTCGTGGCCCTGGCGCACAAGCGGCTGCGCCCTGGTTCGGTGGTCATCACGTCGTCGGACGGCAACACGACCTACGTCGAGGGCAGCGACTACGTGGTCGATTACGAGGAGGGCAAATTCCTCGCCATTGCCACGATCGCCAACGGCGCGACGGTCCTGGTGGACTACACCTACGACGCCTTCCGTGAGGGTGAGATGGCCGCCATTGAGCGGGCGGAGAACAACCTGACCAGTGCGCTGATTAACATGGCCGCCGACCGGCTGGCGATGGAGATCAGCACGGAGGCGATTGTCTTCAGCCGCTCGCAGTTGGGCTACGACGCGGTCAACCGCACGCTGGCGAACTTGGTCAAGATGATCAACCGCAAGATTGACCAGGGGATTATGTACAAGGCGCTGGCCGCGGCCTTGCGACAGGCGAACAACAGCGGCGGCACGTGGACCAGCGCCTCCGACGCCATCTCCTTGCTGGTGGAGAAGGTCGGCGTCGCCAAGACGAAGGTGTATAACCGCTTCTACACGCCCACGGCCCTGCTGATGTCGGTGACGAACGCCGACCGCCTGTCCAACTGGGACGGCTTCAAGACGCAGGGATTCAGCAACGCCCAGTTGAACGCGGCGGGCTTCGCCGGTTCGGTCAAGGGCCTGCCCATCTACGCCTCGACGGAGTTCCCCGA